ATCGAATTTTATCGCTAACACTAAAATGGCTAAAAATACACGACTATCAGATACAGTTACAGGTGCTATTGATATACTTCAAGACGAGCTAAAGGGGTTGCCTGATATTCCTGCTCATGTGAAACTAAGAGAATGTGACCTGCCTTTTTGGCGTGATATATTGCGCGCACGCGCGAGATCAGAATGGACGGAGTTAGATTTGGTGCTGGCTGGACAGTTAGCAAGATGTCAAGCTGATATAGAAATTGAGCAAGATAAGATTTATGCCGAAGGTTCAATTGTTGTTAATGATAGAGGCACTTCTGTAACAAACCCGAGACTAAGAGCATTAAACGAATTGAAACAATCTCAACTTGCTACAGTCAAAGCCCTTGCGCTAAATGCTACTGCAAAATCAGACCCTAGAGATATTGCTAAAAAAAGACAAGCTGCGTTTTCAGCAAGACAAGTTGCAGAAGAAATATCTGATGACGATTTAATACCAAGATGACAAGTGGAGTTGATAAGATAACTGGTAAAAGCCACAAGTTTATTGATAGAACTTGGAATAAAAATGGAAGGCTTACTTACATTGAGTTTGTTGGAATATCAAAATGTAGACAAACTCTTTGGAGGGCTTTATGTGAATGTGGAAATTATGCAATAGTATCAAGGGTTGATACTAAATCATGTGGATGCTTGAGAAAAGAAAAAGCTGTTGAAACAAGAAGAAAAGCTGCAATGTCTCCAGAGCTAAAAAGAGAAAAAGAGCTTCTAAATAGGAAAAAACAAAAAGAAAGGCGCAAAATAACTCCGCACATGAATATGCAAGCACGTTTAAGCAGATTGCATAGACATGCTTTAGCAAAAGTAAACGCAATAAAAACATCACCAACTTTTGAGGCTTTGGGTTATTCTGTTGATGAATTTGTTTCGCATATTGAAAAACAGTTTATTGATGGGATGAATTGGGAAAATATGCATTTATGGCAAATTGACCATATTATTCCAACAAGCACGGCAAAAAATATAGAAGATGTTATTTATTTAAATCAATTGCATAATCTAAGACCTATGTGGGCAAAAGAGAATAATTTAAAGAAGGATAAGATTTTTTCACTGCTATGACAATAACAAGAGGAACAAAGGTTATTGCCTTCATTGAAAAATTTTTGCACGTACCTGAGGGTGACTTTGTAGGTAAGCCTATTGTACTTGAGGAATTTCAGCGTAAATTCATTTTAGATATTTACGACAATCCTCATGGCACTGATACTGCCATTCTTTCAATGGCAAGAAAAAATGCAAAGACAGCGACTATTGCAATGTTGGTTGCTGTTCATGTTATAGGGCCAGAAGCAATACACAACTCGCGCATTATTTCAGGTGCGCTATCAAAAGAACAAGCATCTGAGGTTTATAACCTTTTATCCAAGATGCTAAATCTAAGCCCTAAGCTAGAAGGTTTGTATAAAATCATTCCATCAAGCAAGAAGGTTATTGGACTACCTAGAAATGTAGAATATCAAGCCACATCTGCCGAAGCCAAAACTGCTCATGGTAAATCCCCTGTCGTTGCTATTCTTGATGAAGTCGGGCAGATTAAAGGTCCAACATCTGACTTTGTTGATGCTATTACAACTGCTCAAGGTGCTTATGACAACGCATTGCTAATCTACATATCTACGCAAGCCGCAACTGATAGCGACTTCTTTTCTATTCAGATTGATGACGCTATGAACAATAAACCGCTTAAGACTGTTTGTCATGTTCACACCACCCCGATAGATGCAGACTTGCTTGATGAAAAATCGTGGTATTTGGCAAATCCTGCGCTTGGCAAATTCCGTTCGCTTTCTGATATGCGTAAACAAGCCGAGAAAGCACAGCGTATGCCTAGCTTTGAAGCGACATTCCGCAATTTAAACCTTAATCAAAGGGTTGAGGCCAGAAGTCCATTCGTAACAAGAAATATATGGCAAGCAAATGGTAATGAAGCATTGCCATTTAAAGGTAAGAAAGTTTATGGTGGGTTGGACTTATCAAGCGTATCTGACTTAACATCACTTGTATTGGTTACAGAGGATAACGATGTTCATCCATTCTTTTGGCTCCCAGATGAAGGATTGTCAGAAAAATCAAAAAATGACCGAGTTCCTTACGATATTTGGAAAAAGCAAGGATTCTTGATGACTACCAATGGTAGAAGCATTGAATATGAATTTGTTGCTTACTTCCTAAAAGATATGTTTGAAATGTGTGATGTTGAAGCGATTGCTTTTGATAGATATAACATGAGGTTCTTAAAGCCTTGGCTTGAAAAGGTCGGATTTACCGAGAAACAATTAAGCAAATTCATAGAGTTTGGACAAGGTTATGTATCAATGTCGCCAGCATTGAGAGAATTAGAATCAAGATTGTTGCAAGAAAAGATGAAGCATGGAAACCATCCTATATTGACAATGTGCGCTAATAATGCGAATGTAGCGACTGATCCTGCTGGCAATAGAAAATTTGTAAAAAATAACAGTAGTGGTAGAATTGATGGTATAGTGGCATTGGCAATGGCTGTAGGCGTTATGCCTCTTGCTATAGATATGCCAGAGCCAGAGTATAAGATGTTTTTTGTATAACGCTGTGAAGCGTAGGTCGCTTAATGTGAAACGAGGTGTAATATGAATCGTGCTTATTCGGTTCTTGAAATTAAATCTTACGATGAAGATAAACGAAAGTTTAAAGGCATCGCATCAACACCATCTACAGACCGTTCAGGTGATGTAGTTGATCCGAAAGGCGCAAAATTCACACTCCCCATACCTTTGTTATGGCAGCATAACGCAAATGACCCTATTGGATTGGTTACATCTGCTACTGTAACTGAAAAAGGTATTGAGGTTGAAGGTGAGATTGCCTATATTCAAGAAGAAGGCGAGTTAAAAAACCGCCTTAAAACTGCATGGCAAATGATTAAGAATAAACTTGTTCGTGGTTTATCAATTGGCTTTAATCCAATTGACTACGAACAAATTAAGGGAACATACGGCTTGCGTTTTAAAACTTGGGATTGGTTGGAACTTTCAGCCGTTACAATCCCTGCTAATCAAGATGCAACTATCATGGCTATTAAATCAATCGACAAAAGTGTTTTATCCGCGTTAGGAAAACAAAACACCAAGTCAAAATCTGTTCCGAGCGTTATCGGGTCTAAATCTATAGGAACTATTATGAAAACTTTACAAGAATTGCGTGATGAACGCACAATTAAATCTGCTCGCATGGAAGAATTGCTTGCAGCTGACGAAATGAACGATGACGAGCAAGTTGAATTTGATGCGCTTGAATCTGAAGTGAAAGAGTTGGATAAAGAAATTCGCATTAAGCGTTTTGAATATCTAAACGGATCAACTGCTAAGCCTGTAAATGGCAAATCAACTGAGCAAGCAGCAAAATCCCGCGCTAATACATTAGTAAAAACTCAGCAAAAAGATGATGACTTTGAAGGCCAGTCTTACACCAGACTTGTAATTGCCAAAGCATTGGCTAACCTGGATGGTGTAAGTGCTTCAGGCATTGCTAATCAACGTTGGGCTAAATCTAACCCAATGATTGCACAAATCCTGAAAGCCAATGAAGTTGCTGGTGGTGGTTCAGGTTCAGGCGAATGGGGTGCGGAATTAGTAACTGCTGACAACCGTTATACAGGTGATTTTATTGAGTTCTTATACTCAATGACTGTATTTGACCGTTTGGCATTGCGATCCGTACCTGCCAATATTCAAATCAAAGGCCGAGATGGTCAAGCAACTGGTTATTGGGTTGGTGAATCTCGTGCAATTCCAGCGACAACTACTGATTTTTCAAACGTATCATTGACACCATTGAAAGTTGCGGCTTTGGCTGTTGTTTCTAATGAATTGTTGCGTGATTCCAGCCCAAGCGCAGAACGCTTAGTGCGCGATGCTTTGGTTGAGGCTTCTGCACAACGTGTAGATGGAACATTCTTTAGCGATGCCGCTGCGGTTGCTGGTGTTAGCCCTGCTGGTATCTTGAATGGCCTTACAGCATTGACTTCTGCTGGTACTGACGGTACTGCGTTGCGTAATGATGTTAAAGCATTGTATCGTTCATTCATTACAGCTAAAAACGCAAGTGGTTTGGCTTTTGTGACTAACCCTGCACAAGCTAAAGCAATCAGCTTGTTGGTGAACGCTTTGGGTCAATATGAGTTCCCGCAATTGAATGCTGGCGGCGGTACTTTGTTGGGAGACCCAGTGTTTACAGGCGACAACGTCGAAGGCGGCCACTTGATTCTGTTGAAGCCATCCGATATTTACAAGATTGGCGATGGTGGCGTACAAGTATCTATTTCACGCGAAGCAACAATCGCTCAAAATAGCGCACCTGTAGGCCGTACAGATACTCCAGTAGGCGAAACTCAAGCATGGAATAATATGTTCCAAACAGAATCTACAGCGATTAAAGTTGTACGCTCAATCAATTGGGCTAAACGCCGTGATTCTGCTGTAGCCTATATCCGCAACATTGACTACGATGGCGTAGAATCTTAATCTAGTCACAAATATTCCCTAGCCTTAATTGGCTAGGGTTTATCTGTAGAAAGGCACATTATGAATGTTGTCGCACTAAAAAAACATCGTCATGGAAGTGATATTAAAGAGATTGGCGATAAGTACGAAATTAAATCAAAATCAGTAGAACGTCTATATCGCGCATTGGGATGGGTTACGGAAGTTCCACCAGAGCTAAATCCTATGCCTTTTGTTGGCACAAAAGAAGAAGCTAAAGAATTTTCTAATGTTAAAGCTGATTTTAAAAATCCTCTTATTAAAACTGATAACAAAAAGCCAAAAGGCAAATATCATCGCAAAGACTTGAGGGCTGACAAATGATTGAATGGCAAACAGTAAGATGTATCGAGCAACACGCATATAGTGGTAAAATACGTGAAGTAGATTCAGTTTATGACATGAAGCCAAGATATGCAAAGCTTCTGGCTCAAAAAGGATTGGTGGAATTTGTAGGTGATAACATTGCACCAATTAAAAAAGTAGTAAAAAAACGCAAAAAATAGATAGGTCGTTTATGAAAAATCCATTGGTAGCGATAAAACAAGGCATTGCTAGTTTATTCAAAGCCAATACTTTTTCGCCTGTTGATGACCGAGGCTGGTACACGCTGTTTGATTTTAAAACAGGTGCTTGGCAACAAGACTTACAAATTAACCGTGATAATGTTCTATCTCAATCTGCTGTATTCTCATGCGTTACGCTGATTGCTAGTGATATTGGTAAGTTACGCCTTTCCTTAAAGGAAATGAACCAAAATGGCATTTGGCAACCTGTAGCTATCCCATCATTTACCCCTGTATTAAAGAAACCTAACCATTATCAGACTAGGCAACAATTTATTGAGCAATGGGCTACATCTAAGCTAACATGGGGTAATACATATGTGCTAAAACAAAGGGATGCTAGAAATGTAGTAACTGCACTTTACATCTTGCATCCTGAGCATGTTAAGCCTTTGGTAGCTGATAACGGTGATGTTTTTTATGAGATACAAGAAGATGATTTATCAAGAGTATTTGGCTATAAACCAGCCATTCCAGCAAGCGAAATCATTCATGACCGATTTAACTGCTTATTCCATCCGCTGGTTGGTTTAAGCCCTATTTTTGCTAGTGGATTGGCTGCTACGCAAGGTTTAGCTATTCAAAAGAATAGCGCGAAGTTCTTTGAGAATATGTCAAGACCTAGCGGAATTCTTTCTGCGCCTGCAGCAATATCCGATGAAACTGCTTTGAGATTAAAAGAACATTGGGAAAAGAATTTTACTCAAGACAATATTGGCAAGATTGCTGTATTGGGTGATGGTTTAAAATATGAAGCAATGGCAATCAATCCAATTGACGCTCAAATGGTGCAACAATTACAAATGAGTGGTGAGCAAGTATGTTCTACTTACCATGTTCCTGCTTTTATGGCTGGTGTTGGCGCATTGCCAAGTTACGATAACATTGAAAACCTTACTCAAGCCTATTATGGGCAGTGTCTACAATCGCATTTAGAGGCTATAGAAGCGTTATTAGATGAAGGGCTAGGGCTAGATAAGGTAACAGGAAAAATAATTGGCGTAGAGTTCGAGTTAGATGATTTGTTTCGCATGGATTCTCTAAAACGTATTGAAGTATTAGAGAAGGGTGTAAGAAGTGCTATTTTTTCACCTAATGAAGCAAGAGCTAAACTAAATATGATGCCAGTAGAAGGCGGTCAAACGCCATACTTGCAACAACAAAATTATTCACTTGAGGCATTGGCGAAACGTGATGCTACTGATGACCCTTTTCTACAGAATAATGGAAATAATCGCGTGGCTGATAATAGTAGCGATAATAATGACAGTTCTGATGATTCTGAAAGTGATGATGATATTCAAGAAATGACAATGGCTTTGCTTAATTCTATAAAAAAAGGATTATCCCATGAAGTTTGATATGGAAATATTAGGTAAAGATATTGCTCACATGGTTAAAGATTATGTCTCTCAATCATTTAAAGAGTTGAGCGACAAGATTGATAATCTTAAATTGCAAAAAGGCGAAAAAGGTGAGGATGGTAAATCTGTCACGATTGATGACGTTAAGCCTTTAATTCAAGATGAAATCAAACATGCGGTATCACTTATCCCTGCGCCAAAAGACGGGGCGGATGGCGAAAAAGGAATTGATGGCAAAGATGGCAAAGATGCAGATATTGATATGGTTGTTGACAAGCTATATTTTAAACTTTTTGCCAGTGATGATTTTGCTCAAAGATTAGTCAAACTGATTCCTGTTCCAAAAGACGGCAAGGATGGAAAAGACGGCATTGATGGAAAAGACGCAATTATTGATTATTTAGCGTTAGCTAAATCTATTGATACAGATAATCTGATTAAGTTAATTAGCAAAACGCTAGATATTAAGCCAATTGTAGCTAGTGAATTAGAGATAATGAAATCAGCCATTATAGATAGTGTATTAAAATCTATGCCATTGCCACAAAACGGTAAAGATGGTGCTAATGGTGTGGATGGTAAAGATTGGCAATCCATTGACAAAGAAGAAGTTATTTCAGAAGTGCTAAAAGCCATTCCTGCGCCTTTAAATGGCAAAGATGGTACTTCTGTATCAATTGATGACTTAAAGCCGTTCCTAGACGCCTCTATAGCTAAGTGGCAGTTAGAGTTTGAGCGCAATGCTTATGATACATTGCAAAAAACTGTTGCTATGTTCCCTAAACCTGAGAAAGGTGAGAAAGGCGAAGATGGATTTGGTGTTGACACCTTTGAGCAAGTAGATGATAGAACAGTAAAAGCCACGTTTAAACGCGATAATGAAATCATTGAGAAAGTGTTTAAATTCCCTACTGTTATCTATCGTGGCGTTTACCAAAAAGGATTTCACGAAAAAGGCGATGCGGTTACTTATGCTGGCTCATTGTGGATTGCTAAATCTGATACTGACGAAGTGCCAAGCCAAAGCGAACATTGGCAGCTTGCCGTAAAACGTGGTGCCAATGGAAAAGACGCTGATAAAGCCTAACTTTAAAGATAAAGTTGTTGTTTGTATTGCTAGTGGCGCAAGTTTAACTGAACAAGATTGCAATTTGGTTAGATTAAGTGGTTTGCCAACTATAGTAACAAATACAACTTATCAGTTATGCCCTTGGGCTGATATTCTGTTTGGCTATGACAAGAAGTGGTGGGAATATTACATTGATGACGTAAAGAATGTGTTTAGAGGTCGTTTAATGTCATATTCAGGTGCTTTAACTGGCTTAGGGGTTGATAACTTATCAATGACTAATTGGTTCAAGAACTTTCAACATAGCGGCGCGTGTATTATTGGGCTGGCAATTGAATGTGGTGCAAGCAAAGTAATATTGTTAGGTTATGATTGCAAGGTTGGTGATAAGGCTCATTGGCATGGCAATCATCCTGACGGATTTAGAAACTGTAAATCTATTGATTCATGGCATATACACCATGAAGAAGTAAGAAAGTTCGCAGACAGAAAAGGTTGCGAAGTGTTAAATGCAAGTCGTTATACTGCATTAGGATGTTACAAGAAAGTTAGTTTAGAGGCGGTGTTAAAATGAACCCAAAAATCATTATTGATGCTACAGAAGAGCCTATATCATTGGGTGAGGCTTATCAACACTTACGCATTGACTATGATTCTGATGAACCTGTTGATTCTGCATTAATCTCACTTTATCTTAAAGCTGCAAGAGAGCATTGTGAACAGTTTTTAGGTTGTTCTATTGCTAACAAAATATTGGAATATACCATTCCTAAGTTTCAGGATAAGATATTTTTGCCTTTTGCACCAGTTAATGAAATTGTTTCTGTGACTTATGAAACTGGCGAGTATGACAGCGATGGGTTGGCAGTTCCTTACACATTTACTGATTATGTGCTTATCAATGATTATATTCAGGCTAAAACATCATTTCCTGATGGTTCAAATGTAAAGATACGTTATCTTGCTGGATATGGATTTGAAAGCGATTCATTCCCATTGCCTTCATTGATTAAGATTGGCATATTGCTAACACTGACACATTTTTACGAAAACAGACAAGACGTTACAGAAAAACAAATGTACGCATTGCCTAACGGTGCAGAATCAATTTTGCGACCATATCGAGAACGATTGGGCATGGCATGAACGTAGGCGCATTACGTCATCGAGTTACGCCACAAGAATTTGTTGTAGAACAAGATTCTGATGGGGCTGTTATTGAAACATGGGTCAATCCATTTAATCACGATGTTTGGGCTGATATTCAACCATTAAGCGGAAAAGAACTGCTTGCATCGCAATCATTTCAATCAGAAGTAACCGCTAGAATCATTGTTCGTTATAAGGCTGAATATAACGCTAAGATGCGTATATTGCACAAAAACAAGATATACAATATTAAAGCTGTGATACCTGATGCAGATACAGGTAATCGGCATTTGACGCTTTTGTGTGGCGAAGGATTGAATGAAGGGTAAAAAGATTCGATGTGGGCGTGGTCTAGGTGATGCGTTATATCTTCAAAGTGTTGCAAGACATTTAATTGAAAAAGGCGAATATTTAGATATATGCTCAAATTGGAATGATGTGTTTATCCCATTAAAAGGTAAATGTGATATTTCGCCATTTACTAGAGAAAAGATTGATATTGTTGCTCATTACAGCCAGCGTAAGGCATACGATACAAAACAGTTTGATGACTGCTGCATACAGGCAGGAATAAAAGAAAAAGTAGATTTAAGGATTGATTGGGAAATACAAGACAAACATTTTGTACGCAAGTTTAAAGGTGATAAGTCTATATTACTGGTTTTGATCTACAGATTGCCAATGGACAGGGCTGACGGATTTGCAAAAGAGTTATTACCTGATTTTAATGTGATGCAAGGCATCATAAATCAGTTTAAAGACACACACAAAGTGATTTTATGCGGTTCTGGAACGAGTTTGATGGATTACAAAGGCATTGATGTAGACATGAGCAATGGAACGTCTGTATCGCAGTTAATCGACTTGGCTAGTATAAGTAGCGTGATGTTAGGTTATTGTTCTTTTTTTGTGCCATTGGCAGAAAGTCTGAACAAGAATGCGTTGTTTGTATGGAGCAACAAAGGGCTTAAATCTAAAACCGATTACATACGAAGAATAACGCCTGAAAAGATACTTTACAAAAATACATCTCGGTTTGTTATTGATAACTGGACTGAAGAAAAAATAAATGAGGTTGTAAGTGGCTTTATTAAATAAAAATAAATTACTTAACTTCATACAAGGAAAAAATGTAGCAATAGTTGGAAGCGCACCAAGCGTTTTAAATAACGAAGATGGATTTATTGATTCTCACGATATAGTGATAAGAGTTAATAACTACAAGTTATTTAATAACACAGGTAAAAGAACTGATATTTATTATTCTTACTTTGGCGGTGCGATTAAAAAGACAGCTAAAGAGCTAATAAATGATGGTGTAAAGTTTTGTATGTGCAAATGCCCGAATTCTCAATTTATTCGTTCTGAATGGCATCGTAAAAATGGAAAAATGAACGGTGTTGATTTTAGGTATATATACAGAATGCGTGATGGTTGGTGGCCAACGGATGTATATATCCCTCATGTTGGTGAGTTTTTAGAAACATTTAACGTATTGAATAAGCATATCCCTACAACTGGATTTAGTGCGATATATGACATTTTAAAATTTAATCCAAAATCTGTTTATATAACAGGATTTGATTTTTTTGAAAGTGGGTTTCATAACGTGAATGAGAAGTGGCGTAAAGTAAATAATAGCGACCCAATATGCCATAGGCCAGATTTAGAAAAACAGTGGTTGGTTGATAATTTAAAAAACTATCCAATCATTTTAGATAAGACTTTAGAGGCTATGCTTAATGCTTAAAGAAAAGATTATTGAGTTGTATGGCGAAGGCGCTTTAAACAAAAGTGCAATAGGCTTGCGTGAAGGGGATGAAATATTAACCTATTTCATTACACAAAAGCCCGTAAGCGTAGCTTTAGAGATTGGCACATACAAAGGCATGAGCGCAGCTTTAATGGCTCAACATTGCAATAAGCTATATACGATTGATTTGAAGCATGGAAGGCTTGAGCGACATGCTGAAGTATTTAAGAGACAAGAGCTATGGGATTCTTTAGGATTGACTAATATAGAACTTATCCTTGTGAAAGATAATGTAGAAAAAGCTGGAATCATTAAAGAACTGGAATTTGATTTTGCCTTTGTGGACGGTGCGCATGATGAAACTGTCGCTGATGACTTCGATATGGTTCATAAGTGCGGAAACGTATTGTTCCATGATTATAGTTATCGTGAAGGTAAGACAAATCACGTATATGACTTTGTAAACACTTTGCCAAATTATGAATTGGAAGTGCAAGACATTTTTGCAATGTGGAGAAGAAATGTTTGAGTTGATAGTAAAGAACTATCTTAGTTGGTTTCCTGAATTGGGGATAGGATATTATCCTGTAACAGAAAGCCCTTATGATGAAAAATACTTTGAAAAGTATCGCGTCATGGCTGAGACTGATATGGGGAAAGCATTAAACAAAGCAAGATTAGATTTAGTCAACAAATACACAGATGGTGAAGTTTTAGATATAGGCATAGGATGTGGAACATTTGTTAAATCAAGGTGTAATACTTTTGGCTTTGACATTAACCCAAAAGGCATAGAGTGGCTTAATGATAAAAATCTCTACATTGACCCATATAATAAAAAGGTAGAGAGTGCCACATTCTGGGATAGTTTAGAGCATATACATGATGTAGATAAAATATTGAAAAATATCACTAGATATGTATTTGTATCGTTGCCTATTTTTGCGAGTGGCAAGCATGTATTGCTTAGTAAGCATTTTCGTAAAGATGAGCATTGCTGGTATTTTGATAACAACGGGATAAAGCTGTTTATGGCGATGAATGACTTTGATTATGTAGAAAGCAATTGGATGGAAACTACATTGGGGCGTGAAAGCATTGGAACTTATGTATTTAAGAGAAAATCATAATGGAACTTAAAGTCAAAGGGTTAGATAACGTAATGGATATGCTAAAAAACCTTCCAAACGAGGTAATATCTGTTCGCGGCGGCCCTGTTAAGACAGCATTAAAACGTGCTGCATTAGTCATTAAGAAAGAGGTCGCAAAGAACCTTAATCAAACTGTTTCTGATGAAGCTACAGGGCTTCTGGCGAAGAGTTTGATTTCCACCAGGGGCAAGACTAATGGCATGGGTGAAAAATACGTTGTACGCTTTAAAAACCTTAAATACACAAGAAGCAGTGGCGAAGAAGTAACCACTAGAAAATCAGGGCATTTATTGGAGTATGGATCAAGCAAACAAAAGCCTCAGCCATACATACGCCCTGCTGCACAAGCTAAAGCACAAGAGGCTATCAATGTATTTAGCAAAGAGATAAACAAAGAGATTGAAAAGCTAACAAAGAAATACATCACAAGGACAGGTAGATAATGTTGCCGCCAGTATTTCAAACTTTATACAATAACTTACCTGTAAATGCTATAGTATCAAATAGGATATATAGGCATAGCAATGCGCCTCAAGGCGTTGCTAAACCATATATAACTTGGGGTATAATTAGCGGTGTGCCAGAAAACAGTTTATCTGACATACCAGACATTGATAGACTGCCTATTCAGGTTGATTGTTATCATCAAACTGATGTTGGGATTGAAGAATTAGCGATTGCAGTAAGAAACGCAATAGAGCCTATAGCTCACATGACTAATATCCCTATTAACGAAAGAGAAACAGAAACAAAGCTATACCGAATCACATTAGAATTTGATTGGTGGCTTGAACGATAGTAGAATTTAAGTTGCCCTGCTTAAATCTTTGAAATAGGGCTAAATGCTAACGCTGTGAAGCGCAGCTCGGGGTGAGTTCCCCGAATTGACGAAGGAGTATTACAATGAGTATTAAAACCCAAAAGACTGAGATTTTTACAGTCAATCCTACTGGTTTAGCATTGGTTAAGTTAGCTTGCCCTACTGGTGCTAGTGGCCTTGGTGGCCCGTCTGACCAAATTGATATTACTTGTCTTGACGCTGACACTCGCGGTTTTGCTCAAGGCTTGAAAAATCCAGGCCAGATTTCCATTCCATTTAACTTTGACCCGCAAGAAACATCGCATGATTTAATCATTGACTTGTACGAAGCTGGTACAACAACACAATGGATGATTGCGCTGTCTGATAACACCACACAGCCTACTGTTGATTCTGCTGGTGACTTTGTAGCATTAACTGCTCGTTCTAACTTTGTATTTGATGCTTACATTGCCGACTTGACCATTGATATTGCGACGAATGAAGTAGTTCGTGGCACTATCAGTTTACAACGTAGTGGTGCATACGTCTTTACTAAGAAAGCATAATCAATGGATGCTAATCTTTTTGTATCTAATGAAATACATGAAAAGAAAGTTACTTTAAACAAGCAAGAGGTAACGCTTTATTTCAAAGAGATTCCTGCTATTGAATTTAGGCGTTACTTCTTAATTGAGCAAAGTGGTGACATTGATAAACAGATTGAAAGTATGCCTAGATTGATTGCGTCTAGTTTGTGCAATCCTGATGGTACGCTTGCCATGACAGTAGAAAAAGCAAAAATGCTAAAACCTACAGCAATGGTGGAACTGTTTAAAGCGGTGCTAGAAGTGAATCAGCAAGGCGGTGACGAGGGAAAGCCAGACGAATAAAGCAATATAGCGAAGAATGGTTTTGGCACATTCTCGCATTGGCTTTAGGAAAGACTGTTGCTGAATTAAAAGGAACAATGACCGCGCCTGAGTTCAATGCTTGGGTCGAGTTTTATAAAGACTTTCCTTTTGATGACTTTCATCGTTACCACAAGCCTGCTTTAGTGGCTAGTGGAAGATTCTTTAATGAGGCTAATGATATGTTGGACTACTTGCAAAAACCTCAAGTTGATGAAGAATTGACTGATGTTGATATGAGCTTCTTGAAGCTGTTTGGAGTTAGATAATGGCTGCCGCAAGTATAGTTATTGACCTTATAGCTCGTACAGGCTCATTTCAAACAGACACAGCCAGGGCTGAACGCTCACTTAAATCTCTACAAAAGCAATTAGGCGATACCAAACGAGTTAGCGAAGGCTTTGGTGATTCTTTTGGTCAAATAGGCAATCAGTTAAAATTACTCGGAACTTTAATTGCTGGTAGCTTTGGGGGAGCTTCAATCCTTAAAGCCGCAGACTCATATACAAGATTCACCTCACAATTAAAACTTGCCACAAACGACACGCAAGCATTTCAATCTGCTTACAATGAAGTTATACGCATTGCATCGCAATCTCAATCTGACATTGAGGCTGTTGGAGCGCTGTATGCGCGTTTATCAAGAAACCTTAAAGACGTAGGAATCACTAGCGCACAATTAAGCGGTGTCACTGAAACAGCAGCATTAGCATTAAGAGTTTCTGGATCAACTGCAAAAGAAACCGCATCTGTTCTACTTCAATTATCTCAAGCGTTTGGTGCTGGAAGGCTAAACGGTCAAGAGTTTGCTGCTGTAGCAGAAGCTGCGCCTATCCTGTTGCAACAATTAGCAAAATCAATGAATGTTCCTATCGGGGCTTTAAAAGATTTGGCTGCAGAAGGAAAATTAACTAGAACAGAACTTCTAAAGGCTTTAGCAGATCAAGAATTTACAACTTCTTTACGCGGTCAAGTGAAAGAAGTTCAAACAATATCAAGCTCTGTTACTGAGCTAGGTAACAGATATAAAATATTTGTTGGTGAGCAAGATAAAGCAACTGGCGCATCTAAGATACTTGCTAACACAATATTGTTTTTGGCTGAAAACATAAATTCTTTAGCAACAGGCGCTTTGGTTTTAATCACAGCTCAAACTGGAAGATACATTGCATCTAAATTTGCATTAGTCGCTGCTATTTCTCAAACAATCGCTATAGAGCAAGCCGAATCAGCAAGCAAACAAAGGCTTTTGGCTTTAGAAGTTACTGCTGCAAGAGCAAGGCTATCTACATTATCAGGCATAGAAGTACAAAATATTGCACTGGCTAATAACGCTCAATTAACCACTCTTGCCGCAACAAGAAAGGTCGGTTTAATTCAGGCTGAAACTGCACTGGCGGCAGCAACTAAAGCATCAGCTGCATCTGTTGTGTTATTCAATCGTTCTATTGGGTTATTAGGTGGCCCTATAGGCGCATTGGTTACTACTTTAGGGTTGGGGGTACTAGCATTTAATTCATTTAGTATTGGTGCTGAGACTGCGGCAGAGAAGTTAAAAAGGTTAAGGGAAGAAGAAAAATATTCATCAAATGAAAACGCATTTGCGAAAGACTTAGACGTTGCCACTAAAAGCTATAACGATGCTTTGTCTAAATTTGAAAAAATAAAACAAATTTCTGATTTTGGATTTGGTGCTGGTTATGGAGTTATACAAGCGCAAGCAGAATTAGATGCGGCAAAGAAAATTCTTGATGATACAAGAAAGGCTTATGACGATTATGCAAAAGATATAGAGAAAAGAAATAAAAACCTTAATAAAGATGCTGTTAAATTTCCTCTTGATACTTCTGGTTTTGAAGCTATTGAATCAAAATTAAAGACTGTTACTGCTTTAACTAGAGAATACAACCTTGCTGTCGCAGACGCTAAAAAACAAGCTCAAGAACAAGGTATAAGTCAATACCGCCTTGCAGAAGTTTTGAATAAACTTAAAATTCAATATGATAAAGATATAAAGAGCTTAGAAGAAAAAACAACAAAAGAGCAAAAATACACCGATACTTTAATTGCACAAATAAAAGAATTACAAGCTGTTAATCGGCTGTTGGCGCAAGGGGTTGAATCAGAGGATGCAGCATTTATTGCAAAAGCTAATCTTGCAAAAGCAAGTGATTCATTGATTGTTAAATATTTGAATTTAAAAAATGTTAATGAGGCTTATTTAAAAACAGAAAAAGATAAGGCACAAGCGTTAGATGAATCTAAAAGGCTAAACGAAGAGGCCCTAACTCCATTAGAAAGACTAACTGCACAATATGATAAGTTAGTAAAGTTGCAACAAAATGGATTAACCGATCAAGGTTTCAATCAAGGTCTAAAAGATGCTGTTTCAGACTTTGAAAATGCCGAATCTGGCGCGATTAGATATAGTGACGTATTAGAAGAATTAAATGGGTTGTACGAAGAAGCTACCAAAGCAGGGTTTGATGTTAAGAATATTAGTTTGGAACTAACTATTGCTTATAGTGAATTATTTGAAGAACTTAAAGCTGGCACATTGGCTAAAGATGAATATATCAGAAAATCACAAGAGTTATTAAAAACCGCTTCTGATGAAGCTAAAAGAATTTCCGAATTAAGCTCCATATTAAGTCAAACAGATACAGCGCAACTTGAAGAACAAAGACGTAAAATTGCTTTGCTTTACGAGGAATATTCCAAAGGAACTAATGAGGCATTAGATTCAATCGAGGAACTAGGCGAGGCTGTCAATGTAGTGTTGGGCAGGCAAAATGTTGAAGTTGAAAAATCTGCTGACTTCTTAGAAGAAGCATTTAAACGCGCAGCTCAAAACGCACAAGATGCTTTTGCTGACTTCTTGTTTGATCCATTCAAGAATGGATTGGATGGTATGTTGCTTAACTTTGTTAATGTATTAAGGCGCATGGCTGCTGAAGCATTGGCTGCTGAAATATTTAAAAAGATATTTCAAGAGACAGGCACTAAAGACGGTGGTGATTTGCTAGGAAAGATATTTAGCGGAATAAAAGGAATATTTGGCGGGGGGAAAGCTAGTGGCGGCGATGTTCTTGCTGGTCGTACATACCTGGTTGGTGAGCGTGGCCCTGAAATGTTTACGCCTAGAGCTACAGGGACAATCACGCCTAACAATCAAACGATGAACACAACTCAAAATGTGTCAGTTAAGAATATTAACGTACTTGACCCTACGCTTGTAGGCCAATATCTAAACACTGATGCTGGTGAAAAAGTTGTGATGAACGTTATCCAGCGCAATCGTTCTGCACTAGGATTTTAATGTTTACTAAAGTTCCATTTATAGCTAGATTGCTTCATGATGATGGAGCAAGTAACGCCATTCTGTTAGATGATGGCATTTCTTATCTACTATGGGCGTCTGCTGGTGATTATGTTGTTTATTCATACAAGCCACTTATTAACTATACAGAATCTATTGAGTGGAAAACAAACATTATCAGTACAAAATCAAAAGAACAAAGAATCTGCATAAGAAGAAACCCTAGAACAATATTTAACTTTAGCGGATATTTTACTGATATACAGTATCGTGAAATAAAAGCAATTTTGCGATCATTAAATAAAACGCCTGTAATCCTGCCTGATTGGAATAGTGGCACTATTATCCATACAATATTAAATACAGATACAGAAATACTTTTTGATACATCGTTAGGAAATTATGCGGATGGTCAAAAGATAGTTTTATATGATGGTATAGATTACTACAAAGTCGCTACTATTGATAATGTTCAATCAGATAGAATAGTGCTTACTGAATCAATAGGCGAAAGTTTTACTAATGTTTATATTTGCCCTGCTTATGAAGTAATTATTAGAAATGGAATGAGCTTTAACAGGCAGGGTAATAATATTGTTATTGGTAACTTTATTATGGAATCTGTAGATAATTACGATTATTCTGCAACATTAAGTTATCCTACATATAGAGGTTATCCAGTGTGGTTAGAGTGCAATCCTATTCTTGGTGGCATTAATGATTCAATTGCTAGAGATTTTGATAGCTATGATAACGAGCAAGGAATACCAGCACTTGAATTTAAATATAACTATGTAGGTAGAACTTTCACGCTTAACTTCAGCACTGAAACAATACTTGAAATAAGCGCATTAAAGCGCTTTCTTCATACCATGAAGGGGCGTTACAAAACATTTTGGCTTCCAACTTTAAACCATGATATTAAACTTCACGCTAATATAACTAACGGCTCAACCACAATGCAAGTTACCGCATTTGGTTATGGTTATTATTATGATGGTGAAGTGTCTGACATATTGATTGAGTTGAAAAACGGAACGAGGTATTACAATAGAATATTGTCTAGCACTAAAGATATTGATGTTGAAACTTTCACAGTACAAACTCCTATGTTTCCTATTAATGTATCTGACGTAAAGCGTATAATGTTTTTGCATCATGTTAGATTTGATGCTGATACTATTGAGTTACGTCATATAACAAAAAATGTCACACAAGTTTCTACTGTTGTTAGAGAAGTAAGAGATACAGTTTATGACCTATGAATCTATAGAGCCTACTGTTGATAGCGGTATGCCAATCATCTTGCTTGAGTTTTCTCAAGGGGATGAAACATACCGATTCACTTCTTACGACAAAAATTACACATACTCAGGATATATATATCAGCCCACTTACTTTTCATTTGATAGGCTTAGACAAACTGCCGACCCATTTAAAAATGATTTGAACATATCTTTTAATCAATCAAATACATTTGCCTTTCAACAGGCAGTTTATAGAAACAGTGAACCTACTACAGTAATTGTTCGCAGAGGACATGTTGATGATGGTGATTTTTTTATTCAATGGAAAGGGCGCGTCATTGGAAGGGAGATAAATAATTCAGAGATAAATCTTGTATGTGAAAGCGTATTCACAAAGCTAAAGGCTATTGGTCTTAGAGCTAAGTATGAACATTATTGCAGGCATACTCTTTATTCTGCCCAATGTGCGGCAAACAAACCTTCAAAAACAGTAGTAGGTACTGTAGATAGCGTTTCTGGCAATGTAATATCAATTTCAGAAGTTGACGCATTGGCTGACGGTTATTTTGATTTAGGCGTTGTTGATATTGGGGGGGTAAAAAGAGCAGTGTTATCTCATATTGGTGCAAATTTATCTTTATTAAGTCCATTTGACACAAATATATTAGGGCTTTCTGCAAGCGTAAGTGCTGGTTGCAATAAGACTTTAGCTATTTGCGACAGTAAGTTTTCTAATACTATTAATTTTGGCGGTTTCCCGTATATTCCAGTGAGAAACCCATTTGAAGGAACCCCATTTTAATTATGGTTTGGACACAGATAGTTACTTATTTGGCGTTGCAAGTATTAAGCTACTTGCTTACACCGAAACCAAAGGTAGACAAGCCTGCTGCCGCAACTGAGGCTACAGTACCTACAACTGAATTAGGTTCTGAAATACCTGTATTGTTTGGAACAAAAGAAATAACTGAGCCTATGGTTCTTTGGTATGGTGATTTAAGGGCTGTTCCTATTCGCAAGAAAGGCGGGAAAAAATAATGGCTGTTGTTCGTATGAAGCATTTACGTTCTATCAACTACTGTGCTAAAGGCGTTGTTAAATTCTTTGAGAAAAATAACTTAGATTTAAAAGACTTTTGCAAAAACGGAATTGATGAAAGCAAGTTACTTCCTTTAAATGATGCTATGGCTAACAAAGCTGTAGAGATTGCTAGGAAAGAAAAATAATGGGTGGTGGTGCTAAAAGAGTCACGGTAGGATATAAATATTATTTAGGCGCTGCATTGTCTATATGCCACGGAATTGTAGATGTTTTTTCTATGATTCGTGTTGACAAAAAAGTTGTTGTTTATCCAGTTCTTGCAGAGGGTACAGTTTATATTAATCAGCCAAACATATTTGGTGGCGAAAAAAGAGAAGGCGGTATTCAAGGTAACGTAACTTTGTATAGCGGAAATTATATTCAAAGTAGAAACTCTTATTTACAATCAAGATTAGGCGCAACGGTTCCAGCACACAGAGGCATTGCTTATGCCGTGTTAAACCAGGTATATGTTGGCATCAATCCTTATCTTAGAAGTTGGTCTTTTAAAGCAACTCGCATATCAAAACGAAGTGATAATTCAGCCCAATGGTATCCTGAAACCTCTTATGTTGTAGGTGGTTCACAAGGAACAAATGATATTCACTCTAACTATGTTAGCGGTTATTCATACAAATGGCTTCAATATTCTGCTGGTGTAAGGCCGTCTGGTTGGGAAACTGTATCATTTAATGATTCTGCGTGGACAACTGCATATACTCCCAATGGTGAGCCTGCTGGAACACCTCCTAACGATGTATTGTTTAGATTTAAATGTAAATTTGCATTTCCATTTAAAATGCAAATTCAATGTTCTGCTGATAATAAAGCGAGATTTTACGTAAACGGGAATTATGTTGGATTGGTAACCGATTCATCTAGCCCTCAAACATTTAATGTTAATCCAGCATTTGTGGTAGATGGTGAAAACCTGATAGCCATTGATGGTGATAATGTATATAACACAAGATGGATTATTCGTAGGGTTGTTGATAGTTACTATGACATGAATCCTGCTCACATTATCCGTGAATGCTTAACAGATGGATTATGGGGATTAAACCAAAGTGAATCAGATATTGATGATGTTTCGTTTGAAGCGTCTGCTGATACTTTATACGCAGAAGGTTTTGGACTTAGCTTTTTGTGGAAGCAAGAAACATCTGTAATACAGTTTATCAATGATGTCTTGTCTCATATTGAAGGTACGCTTTATGTTGACAGGCAAACAGGGAAATGGAAGCTAACGCTTGCCAGAGACGATTATGATTTAGAAGATTTAATCACTTTGGATGAATCAAATATTGAATCTTTAACTAACTTTAAAACTAAAGATTTATCAGAACTTGTAAACCAAGTAACAGTTATATTTGATGATACAGAAAAAGGTGAGCAAAATTCAGTAACAGTTCAAAATAGAGCTTCTATTGAGCAATATGGATTAGTGCGATCAGAATCGTATCAATTCTTAGGAATATCTAACCCTGAACTTGCCTATAAAGTTGCTTCTAGGGAGTTAAGAAACACATCTTCTGAGCTATTCTCATGCACCATATATACAGATAGAACTGCATCATCTTTAAACATTGGCGATGTATTTATACTAAATTACACTTTTAAATTGGAAAGTGGCGATTTTAGTATAGAAAATATAGTTATGCGAATTACTGACTTTGAAATGGGCAATATTTCAGATAACCGTATTAGAATAAATTGCATACAAGATATATTTGGAACATCAAACATTCAGTTTACTGATGCAACTGGTGGTTCTGGTGGTGGGGGCGGAGATTGGGAAAGCCCGTTAGTTGAGCCAGAGGATATTACAACTCCTATTTTATTTGAAGCTCCATACTATGAACTTGCACAAATATTAAGTGATGAAGAAGCACAAGCACTTGGAGTTGGGCTAGGATATGCGGCTATTACTGCATTAGAGCCAACTGATGGGTATTTTAACTTTACGATATTAAGTGATATTGGCGGAACTTATGAAGAGCGCGGTGTAGGTTATTTTTGTGCAACGGCTACTATTCCTGCTGGCGTAACAATGCAAGATACATCTGTTGTGCTTGCTGATGTAGTTGATATTGGAGTTGTAAGTCTAAATACTTATGCGTTTATTCGATTGACACAAACGCAATGTGAGATTATCAAAGTAACAGACTTAACTCAAGATATTGACACAGGCGCATGGACTATGACGTTTGAACGTGGATGTTTAGATACAGTTAGAAAAACACATCCTGCCGATAGCAGAATTTACTTTGTTGATGAATTTGTAGGGTCAGACGAAGTGGCTTATCTTGATGGTGATACTGTAAACTTTAAACTAATTCCAACTACTGGATTGGGCGATTTGGATGAATCATTGGCTACAGTAAGAACGCTTACGTTTGATGCTAGAAAAGATAGGCCATATCCTCCAGCTAAGATTGAGTTAAACGGTGTGGCATACCCTACTGCGCCTTTAGGCATGGCGAATGATGTTCAAATTGCATGGGTAGATAGGAATAGACTACAACAAACAGCAAGCATTATTGGTGATACAGAAGGTGCAATTCCTGCTGAAGCTAATACTTTGTATAATATTGAAATATATCAATCTGATGACACTGGAACAACGCTAGGCTCATTGGTTTATTCATCTTACAATATCGTTCAAACGTCTGACTTCGAGTATTTAGAGATTATTCCAGCTATCACTTTCGGAGTTTATAACGATTTCTTGACTCTTGTAATGTGGAGTGAGCGTGATGGTTATGAGAGTTGGCAAAGAAATCGCATTACGTTTATAAGGTAGATTATCATGGCAGATAAAAAGATAAATCAGTTAGATGAAATAATTGCTAATGACGTTAATGAAAACGATTGGCTAGTTCTGTATGATGTTTCTACTAACTTAACCTTAAAGACCAAAGTTCAATCAATTGGCGCAAAAGCAGGATTAGGCATGAACCTGAGAAATCTTGCCGATGTTTCCGATGCTGCTACTCCTACTGATGGCAATTTATTAATCGGTGATGGTAGTGCATTTGTTCCAATTACTTTAGCTGACCTTTTATTAGCTTTACTTCCTGATTTAACTGGATATGCAGGATATGTTCTTACAGTAAACACAGGAGAGAATGGTGTTGAATGGACTGCTGGTGGCATTGGGGCTGGGGGTGCCTCTACAAGCGTAACAAACACATGGACTGCTGGACAAAGAGGGCAGGTTACTACTGTTACTTACTCAGGTACAGTTACGCTTGACTTAGACGATTCAAACTTTTTTACAATCACGCTTACAGGAAATATTCTTTTAGCTAATCCAACTAATCAAGTTGCTGGTCAATCAGGTTCTATCTGGCTTGTTCAAGATGCAACTGGAAGCAGAACTTTATCGCTAGGTTCAAACTTTAAAACAAGTTTAGGTAGTGCGATTGATCTAACAACTACTGCAAGCGCAGTAGACAGACTAGATTATGTTGTTAGGTCTAGTGGTAATGTAGAAGTAAGCATTGCGAAAGATTTAAAATGATTCCAGCGTCTTTAAATATGCCTATTATGAGTGGTGGTGAAGCCGTTGCCCCTCCTGCCCCTATGTCATGGGATGCAAATACTCTCGGCTATGGTATGCAGCTTTCTAACAGCAATTTAACAGTTGCATGGCTTATAGGAAATGTATTGTTTTCTAGTTATTATGGATATAATGTATGTGGAAACTCACAAAAAGCGTATGGCAAATGGCAATACACAGTTAGATGCACTGCTGCACAATCTGGGAATTCTTCTGGTAGCGCACAAACACAAGCTATATTTGGAATATCAAAAAAACATCGTTGGTCTATTGGCCAACTTGGTAAAGCAACATACGATTATTGCTTAAAATCACTTCACTCAACAACCCCGTCAGAAGTTTTTTATAAGACAAATAATAATGTTGATACTGTTTTATTAAGTGGAGCTGGAACTTGCCCAGAGGTTGGCGATTATATTACTGTACTTGTTGATTTTGATTTAGGCGGTATTTGGTTTGCATTTAATGGAACGGTCTTAGAAGGCGACCCAAATGCTGGAACAAGTCCAAGTTTCACTTTTACGCCTAATCATGGGTTTGTTCCGTGTTGTACATTAACAAGAAACGGCGCACATACTCCTGGCACTTATGTATTAGAAGAAACCTTAATATATGGAACTTGGGGTTTGTTTAATTTATGGAATACAGATGAAGAGGTTGGTTTAGATGAAGATATTGGATATGACCCTAATCATGCAAGCACATCTCTAGTATGGGTTGCGGATGGTATCGCAAATGGCACAACTTCGCTGACTGATACAAGCGCGGCAGCGGTCACTCTTACAAATAATCTTGCAACGGTTGACGCTACTGATGATGTGTTGAACTCACTACAGACGACTTGTGGTAATGGCTGTTTATATTTTGATGGCAACGATAGCTTTACAGCATCGCCTATTACCCCATTTCAGTTAGGAACTGGCGACTTTTGTATTGAGTTTTATTACAAAAGGTCAAGCGCACCTGCAACAGAAGAAATTATATATGACGGAAGAAATAGCGCGACAAGTACACTAATACCTATTATTGTTGTTGCAACAACTGGTCTTTTGAGAGTCTTTTATTCTGGTGCATACAGATTAACATCTGTCACTGATGTTGTAAGTGGATTATGGCATCATGTGGCTATTGTTAGAAGCGGTGACAATATAGGGCTGTATATTAACGGAGTAAGACAGCAAAATATAACAGGCGCAACAGGGGTCAACTATACAGCCAATGCTTTAAGGGTTGGCGCAAGCTATGTTCCAAATGGGTATTCTACAGCAAGGATAAATTTCATTAGGGTTACAAAAGGGAATTCTCGTTATGGCACATCGTCATTTATTCCACCTAGATTCTGGCTTGCAACATAAGGATTAATCATGAATATTTACTTAGATCACAGAAATGTTCGTATTGGGAAAAACGGTTGGCGTGATGTTAATGACATTTTAAGACCATTTTCTTTGCTTGCTAAACTTTCAGATTCTGAATTGACAGAGATTGGAGTTACAAAACAGATTGTTGAGGATGTGCAGCCTCCACAAGAGACACTCTTTGCTTTAAAGGAAAGAAAGAATCAGGAAATAAATGCCTCAAGACTTTCTGCGAACCAATCTACATTCACTTATAACGGTAAAGTATTTGCTTGTGATCAATTATCAAGGGGCGATATTGATGCTGTAAACGGGATTGTTTCATTGATAAATGCTTTACCTCCTAATTGGGTTGGGGGGTGGAAGGCTTCAGATAATTCAATTCAAGTTATTGCAACAGTCAACGACTGGATAGCTTTCTATGGAGCAATGGTTGCTCAAGGAACTGCTAATTTTGTTAAATCACAGACATTAAAAGCTCAACTTGAAGCTGCATTTTTAGCAGAAAACAGGGCTGCAATGGAGTCAATATCATGGCAGTCTATTTAGCTTTGAAAAAACGTGCTGAAAGTGGAATTGTTTATAAACTATCTTCATGGCTAATCAGGTTTAGACTGGTATCAAAATATCATCATGCAGGCATTGTTTGTGACGGTGTATTGTATGACGTTACAGCAAGACATAATATGATGGCATCAAAGTTTGATGCAGACGGATGGGATTTAATCAAGACAGGCGTCAATAAAAATCATCTGATAAGTTTGTTCAATGCGAATAAAGATGTAAAGTATGATTACTTTTCATTGTTGGCATTTTTGGGATTTAAAGCTAGAGATTCTAAACGATTGTATTGTTTTGAGTGGTGCTACCTTGTTTTAACTGCTAAAATGCCAAGCAGTAAAGTCACTGTTGAAACATTATTACTGGAGATAAAAAATGAAGAGTTTAGTTGAAAGCGGGATGACTATTTCGGCAATCGGAACTGCTGCCTATGTAATATATTCTGCGCTTGGTACGGTAGCAAATCAATATTTCTCATGGCTATCTAATATGTTGTAGAAAGAAAAACATGCCAACTCCTGAATGTAAAACAGAATTATTAAATCAATTGGTTGTTTTCGTGACTGCCGCAGCATCTCTTATTGTTTCGCCCGCGCTATGGGGAGGGCTGTTAGGGGCTGCCTTTGGCATTCCTTTGGCAAGCGCGTCAACTTGTGGTGGCAAGGCGTTTCATGGCTTGCATTCGGGATTGTTGTTTCCGTGCTGGCGAATAATTATGTCGTTGCAATGATAGATAACATAGGCGCTGGATTTGCAGCATTTAGCGTGGCTTTTTCAGTGACATATTTCAAAGAATCGCTACTGGTATGGTTCAGTTCGTTAGTTAAATCAATCGTAGGTGGCGGGCATGCTGATTGACTTTATTTTAGGTTTATTGTGTGGATTCCTTTTCCTGATTGCATACCAGCCTTTGTGCAATATGGAAAAAAACTGGAATGGTGGTTGCAATAAACTAAAATATGTCTCATTGATGACATGTTCTCTAGTGCCAGCATACCTTGTGATAAAAGAGGATGAATACATAGCTGCAATTATTGTCTATTTGACAATCTTTTTTTGTTTATGGCCTCGCATATTGTGGTGGATGAGAAATGACTTCTTAGATTTTTCACAGAAACACTTTCCAGAATTGCATTTAAAAATAGAACCGAAAATATTAAGTATGCTTGAATGGATGTTCGGCAAATGAAAGACCCACAATATATCACCATTGCCCGCAGCCTCATAGGGGTTTCTGAAATAGCAGGCGCAAAACATTCAGGCATTATCATCGGGTGGCTGGAAAAACTTAAAGCGTGGTGGCGAGATGATGAAACACCGTGGTGCGGGGTATTTGTCGGACACTGCCTGAAAGAATCAGGTTATGACATTCCAAAATACTATATGCGGGCGAAAGCGTGGCTGGATTTTGGAAAGAAGGTATCTATCCCGTGTCTTGGGGCTATCGTTATTTTTGAAAGAAAAGGCGGAGGGCACGTCGGGTTTGTCATCGGGCTTGACCACGCAAACAGATTGTTAGTGCTTGGCGGGAATCAATCAAATAAAGTGAATGTGATGGCTTTTGACCGTTCCCGTGTGATTGGTTATCGCATTCCTGAAAAAATCACCATACACCCACTGCCGATTTTGTCTTTAAACACAAATTTATCGGAAAACGAAGCATGATTTTCTTGAAACTAGCCTTTTCTTTTTTAGGCAACTGGATAGCAAAAATATTGCCTTTCATATTGCGGTTTTGGCGCGAGATTTTACTAATCCTAATGTTCTTGCTTTGGCAAAACGCAAAAAGCGATTACAGCGCGACTGTGAGCGAATTAGAGGCATTTAAGGCTAATCAAGCTAAAATTGTGGCAGAAAAGCAGAAAGAAGCCGAACTTTTACGCAAATCAGCCGAGATTCAGCACAAAAACTCATATGAAAGATTTAAACAAGAGGTTGAGGCTAGGAATTTAGACAGAGACAAACTTAAAAAGGATTTGACCAATGAAAAAACTCGCATTGCTTATTTGCTTAATGACATTAGGGTGTACCAGAACAAGCGTTCCAGTAGCGATGGACTGTCCGAAAATGAAAGCTCCGCCGAGCCATTTGCCGAAATCGGGCGAGACTGCATCGGAACCATTACTGAAATTGTGAAAGCATGTCAGATGACAACGCTTGACTATAACGCATTGCGCGATGCGTGGGATATTGAATGCTCCATAAAAGGATGTGAATAATGAAAAAATTTATTTTAATGCTAATGATGATTTCATGGGCGATGCCTGCATGGGCGGTTCTTTGTAAAGTTTATGATGATCGTGGCAATCAATACCTTGTTTTCAAAGATGGCAAGGTTACTAAAACATATTCTGGAATAACGGCAAAACTGAAAGATTGCCCTGCTCCCCTTCCAAAACTTATACTTGAACAGCCAGATCCAGTTATTGTTCCTCCTGTGGTTATTGTTCCTCCAACTCCAGCAAAGCCAGATCTTCGACCTCGCGTTGACCCAACAAAGATAATGACACCATTAACTGGTGTAACAGATTTGCGTATTAGACCAACTACTGAACAGCCTGCTCCTTCTAAAGATGGCGCATTCAGAATAGAATGTTTCCCAAGTCACATGACGCGCGATGATCCTTTGGTTTATCCAGGAGTGAAAGACGGTGGTCCATGGGGTGTTTATTTCGGAAATACGTCTGTTAGATATGATTCTGATGTTACAAGGCTACATGAAGTCGGTAACGGTACATGCAAAGGCGGGATCATGAACAGGTCGAGTTATAGGTCATCTGCAATGGTTGACACCACTACTGGCGAGATTATCAAGCCTGAAAAAGCGATTTTTTACTATAAGGCTGCTGCACTGCGCAAAACTCCAGATTTGATAGTGAACCCGCCAAAAGGGTTGCGCATGATAACCGGCAACCCTGATGCTTCTAGCGCAATGGAATCCAGCGCAATGTTTACCTGTGTTCGCCCAAGTGGACAACCGTTCTTTGGCTGGCAGAAAACAATTCCTGCTTGCGTTGTTGGCGAAGTGTTGCAGATGCAGATACCATTCCCACAATGTTGGGATGGAAAGAACCTTGATTCACCTGACCATCGAAGCCACATGGCGCATGTATTAAAATCAACTGGATTATGCCCTGCCACGCATCCTGTGGCATTCCCGCAGGTTTTCATGTCAGAAAATTGGGTGATAACCACAGAAAACAGAACGCAAAACTGGCGACTGACAACTGACAATTATGATGTAAGCATACCGCCAGGATATTCTGCGAGCGCAGATTGGATATATGGGTGGGATGAACCAACACTAAAAGTGATTGTTCAAAAATGCGTAAGGGAAAGCAAAGACTGTCACGCTCACTTGTTGGGTGATGGGCGCATGTTTTTTGGTGGAGTTATAAAATAACTTTACGATAATGCCAATTGATTCATGAGCTAATCCTGCACCTTACGCCAGCCTGTAGGGGCTGATTCAATTCCATTGATTACCACATAAACGCCTTCTGATATGCCAATAGTCTCATGCGTATCGTAGCCCCTCAAATGCTCGAGCAACACTTCAGTTTTTTCGGTCGCTTCGATAACTTCCAAGTAAGAAACTACTGGATTATCTGAAGTGTAAAACTTAACTTGAGGTGATTCTGCAATCACGTGGTGATGCCCAGTCTCACTGTGTCCGACAATCAATTTTCCGTCTTTAGCCTCAACCTTTTTCGCATCTTTGGGCAATGATTTTATGCGTAAAATATAAACTTCGCCTTGACGTGCTGATTCAATTTCTTTTGTCAAATGTTTCATCTTTAATACTCCTATGCTGTAATTGATGGTTTAATGAATTTTCCAAGCGCCTCTGGAACGGGGAACATCCATTGCTGAGCTTGTAATGCCGTTTTTGCATTGCTGTTTGTCACACAGACTGCAAACTCTCTGCCTGTCGCACAAAGCACTTGTAAAAATAACTCTTTTCCGCTATCAGGCACATCTACTTCTAACAGCGTGCCAATTTCAGGGTCACTGTCTTTATCTATCACTTTTGAGTTAAGCTCTTTTAATACATTCGCCCAACCGACAATCTCACATGCGGCTCGGCGTTGTTCGATGTTTTGCCATGTAATCGCTTCTTTTGCTGTTGGTTTTTTACCAGTTACCCATTCTTTTGGAATTGAAACGCCATGCCAGTGATATAAAGCCCATCCATCACGATATTCAATAGATGCACCATTTTCACAGTGCAATCTTCCTGCATCATCGCGCTTAATATGCTTTGGCCTATCTGATAAAGCTAAAACGTTTTCATGCCACCATGTCCACCCAATGGATTTTATTAAATCTTCGTCTATCGAAAACCTATCAAGAACTTCATCTTTCCACCCCATAGAATCTCTAAAAAATGATACATACGCGCCCCATGAGCTCCAGAATTGATTAGTTCTATAGTTATTAAAACCTTCTTTTGCTTCTTTAAATAACGTGCTCTCCACTTGGCTACGCACTTGGCTCCACACTTGGCTCTCCACTTGTCTCCGCACTTGGCTCTCCACTTGGCTCTCCACTTGTCTCCACACTTGGCTCCGCACTTGGCTCTCCACTTGGCTATGCACTTGGCTCCGCACTTGGCTCTCCACTTGGCTCTCC